CTTCCTGATTTGGTAACTAATGTTCCTGTTGCACCTGGCAAGTTGGTTCTTACAAAAGAATTAATAATTGCAGATTGTCCAGAACTACCACCCGTAATTGTTTCTCCGGGTTCAAAAGCTTTTGCACTAATAAAATTAACTTTTATAATATTAGTTGTAGTAATAGATTTTACAAAAGCCGCTGTTGCTCCGGAAGTACCACCTGTCATAATTTCACCGGGAGTAAATATTCCACTAACACTAGTACACAATATATTTGTTGAAGTATTAAATGTTATATCATTATTTGTATAATGTGAACCATGTTGTATTATTTGAACACTAGAAATTTCTCCAACATTTTTACCTTTAGCTAATACTGTACCATTTGTTCCTGAACCACCAACAACAAGTGTTGGTAAACTGGTATAACCATAACCTTTGGACAATACCCTAATATCTGTAATATCTCCTACACCTGTTCCCAACTCTTGTACAATACTTGTACCTAAGTAAATATCAGATAAAGTTGCACCATCTTCCAATTCTATTCTATCAACAGCTGTAAATCCTAAATCTTCTTCATTAGCAGCATACAACGTTTCTGTATTTACTATAACCTTAATTTCATAGTTACTATCAGAACCCTTTATCAATTCACCTGTAATAAAACCAGAACCACTAGTTTTATGATAATGTAAAGTTTTAGAATCTAAAGATATACTAACTACTGTGCCAATAGTATTAGAAGATACTCCTGTTATAGTTTCACCTATTCGCAATATTCCAGTAGGTGTTTCGTAGGTTAATTCAGAACCTTCTAATACTACTTCTCCAACTTCGTTTTCTAATGTTACTCTAAAATTACCAGTAAGAGTTCCATCTTCTGGAAGAAACCCGCCATTAACTACTCCAACTTGTGCTGATAAATTAGAACCTCCAGTACCAGAATTATTAACTGTTATAGTTTCACCACCAACATAACCCGCACCAACAGAATCTACAATAATTTCTTCAACTTCACCAGACGAAATATCACTAACTTTAGCTGTAGCAAAATTACCTGTATTTGAGGTAATAGTAATAGCATCAGCAAGATCAAAATATTGACTTGTTTGAAAATCAGATAAATTTAAACCTGCATCTTTTACAATAGGAATAATTTTAGCTTCAAGTTCTGTAAGTTGGTCTACATTACTAAGTCCTCTAAGAGTATATCCAGCTAAAAAAGTTCCTTCTATACTTGCTGGAGTTAATACTAATTCTGTAACATATTCTCCACCAAAGTTATAAGTATAGATAGTATCTACAATAGCAGATGCTGGTGGATTAGAAGCTTGTGTTATTTTTTGTCCAACCAATTCTGATAAAGTATCTGTACCCGTAATAGAATCTTCTGCTAAAATTTGACTCCCATCTTCTAATATTAAAAATTCTTCAACAGCTAAGTGAGAATCTTCTGTTGTTAAAGTATCGTTGGATTGAATAACATTTAATACAGTATCTTCAGCCCAAACTCCAGCAGACATTCTTAAAATATCTTTTGTTGGATATGTAATTTCTACTTCTTCTCCTAAAAGAATTCTAAAGAAAAGTTCAGTTCCTTTTTTTGAACCTTTTGCTCTATAAAGGTCTTTAATATGTTTTAAAAGTTCCCTCTGATCCAAACCACTCGCCAATTTCTTAGGAATGGTTCTCATAAAAGTTTCTTTAAATTGTGTAAAGAAAGATTCTATGGTATCATCAACATCAGCATATTCTAATAATTGCCGAACACTCTGTACAGGATTACCTGTATAGTTGTCTATATATCCAGAAGCATTTGAAGTTTGTCCTACAACCTGTTCTCCTAAAATAAATTTATTTTGTGGAGTTATAAAAAGTCTAGAGCCTAAGTTTATATCTTCTACACGAATAGTAGCTTTAGCTTTGGAAGTCTGTCCTATAATTACTTCATCATTTACAAAGGAACCATATACCGTATCTTCTAAAAGTATATTGTTAGATTCCTTTTGTCTGTAAATATTTCTATCTTCCAAACTAACACGATTGGTCACACCTTCTTCTTGTAAAACAGAATCTTTTGAACCCAAATTTGTTAATTTCAATTCAGCCGATTCTAAAAACTCATAATAAGTTTTTACAAATTCCAAAAACGCTGGATGATCTCCCCTAACAAAATCAGGGACAATATTCGGAGTATGAATAGAAATTTTATTTTTTAAAGTAGACATTAAGTATAAGAACTGCTCGTTGCATATGATGTGCCGCCATCGGAAGAACCTGAAGCTATAGTGTCTGATTCTCCTGTAACGGATAAATTAAGTAAATCTATTTCCAATACTTGATTTCTAACTGGAACTATATCATTGGAATTGGGTCGTACAATAACTCGGAGTTCTGTTTGTGTAGCGCTGTCATAATCTTCTACACTAGCTATACTAATGGAAGAAATAACAATTTCACCTTTAGGATAATCTACAGTACCAATTGGTGCAGCTTTATAAACCTTATTACTACTAGAAACATAAAAAGCTTTTAAATTACCCTTACCATCATCTTCTAAATAATATACATGGCTTTCTCCAGTTAATTTAAATCCTGTAGAAGATATTACACCACCAGATTTTATTCCAGCATCAGTCGCAAAGTAACCGTCGTAAGGATTATAAAAAGCATTTTCAAATTGTATTGTATATTTTGTAGATTGATTTACTGTCGGCAAAAATGTTTTGCTCATTGTTATTGTTGTTATATTAGATAATATGGAAGTATCTACTCGATCTACTTTAGTAGCAAAAGGAGAAAATCTAAAAATCGCCTCATGTTTTTCTAACGTATCATCAGAATAAAGTTTAATCATATCCTTAATAAGTGTAGCAATATCTTCAACACTCTTATCTGTTTCAGCATCATTATATTTAAATTTAACAATGGGTGTTATTTTAGTAATCTCCGGAGATAAAATTACAGGAGTAATAGATGCTACATTATAATTTTCTAATTGTGATATAATACTTTCTTTAGCACCTTCTGTTAAATTGTATCCAGATTTTGTTTTAATACTAACATAAACTTTACCATAAACAGCTGGGTTTGCAAATTCTCCACCCCACACTGAAATAGATTCCACATTAGGATAGATAGAAGGAACTATTACCGCATAATCTTTAGCTGTAACAGCTCTGTTCTGAGCTGCATAACTAAACGGTGCATTGTACTTAATAGAATCATTCGTTTCTTTTACTGCACCTCCAGAAGCTGAACTTATTGTAGTTATAGTTATATTTTGAAATCCACTAATACCCGATGATGGTGAAAAAACATTTGCACCATTAGCTTCAGTAATATTAGAAACTATATATTTAAGAATAACTATATTACCTTCATTTAAAGCTTTACCCACCACACCATCACCAAAGGAAATCTCCCATTGGTTGTCTATATTTTCTTGACAGAAATATGTTGTACTGCCAGAAGTGATATTAGCTATAGTATCTGATTTTATATAACTTACTGTAGTTGTATCTGATTCGCTAGTTTGTACCTGTACCTTTAAAGTAGAAAGATCAGCATTACTATTTTTTATTAAATATTTTAAATCTGGGTCGTCTGTATTTACTGTATATTTTGTTGTAATCCAAGTACCTTCATAAATGGGTATTCCTGAAGTAGGTCCAAAAATATATTGGCCTGCTATTGGGTTTACACTTCTATCTTCAATATTAACAAATTGATAATCTATTCCATTAATAGATGTTGTAAATATATAACCTTCAGGCAATTTAACTGTAGATGAATTAGCATCATTAACTTCTATTTTAATATAAGCTACAGGCGTCTTAGCTGATGTTGGAGTATATCCTAAAGCTTTTGCATGAGAGGTTATTGAATTTCTTTTTACAGATGTATCTAAAAACATTTCATTAGCTAACATATTAGCATAGAATGCTGTATAGTGTGTATTGTAAGAAAGAACATCCAATAGAATATTCATTCCCGAACCTTCAAAATCATAATCAGTAAATTTTGATTGTCCCTTTAAATAGGTTTTTAGATTAGTTTTAATATCATCAAAATCTAATCCTGTAATTTCCATTTTTCCTTTTGTTGTTAATCCGGCCATATTATCTTACTCTCGTTAAAATAACTTCTATTTCTTCCAAACTTTCTGGAGCATTGTTAATTATAAATTTTATGCTACATTGTAAACTGTTATTATCTATATCACCAGAACCACCAAACGAAACATCTTTAATAGTAACTCTACTTTCCCATTTCTCTACAGACCTAACAATACTATTTCTTATACTGTTAATAATAGGAGGAGTTATGTTTTGAAAAAGCTGAGCTCTTAAATTAGTACCAATCTCTGGATGAAAAGGTTTATCCCACCTATTCATAAGTACTATATTACGAACGGCTCGTTTAATATCTTGTACATCACTAACCGTAGATATATCACCCGTAACTGGGTTACGACTAAAAAATAAATTTAAGTCTTGATATTTGTAAGTACTTCTCTTACTATTGTTTACGGATTCTGCATCTGAGAACCCTTCGTTATATATTGTAGCTGGCATATGTAATATTTATCTATTTGCCTTGGCCTCTATACTTCTTCCAAGTTCTTTTTTTGTTTTTATTCTTAGGTCTAGACCTCGGCGAATCTCCAATAGAAGTTCTCTTTCTAACCGATTCTCTTTTTGAGGTTAGTAGTCCTTTTGCTTTTTTAGCCATTCTTTTTCTTTGCTACCTTCTTTTTTTGTGTTTTATTATGATGGTGATGGTGATGATGGTGTTCTGCTGGTTTCTCTTCCTTCTTCCAGATTAGGTATAAACCAAACACTATTAACCCAAGAAACCCACTATCATATCCAAAGTGGATTAAAATTCCACTTACTATCATTATTGTTCCTAATATTACATCTCTATTTTTCAATTGTTCTATCAATTTTTCCATTTTAATCTCCAACTATTACGTCACCAGATCCAGTTGATGTGTGTCCACATGAAGCCGAATCTCCTTCATTTACTACGGCTATACCTTCTGCAAATACGTTATTACTACCAGCACCCATTGTAGCCGAACAATGAGATGCTGGGACTGGGCAAGGAGCGTGTGAAACAACACTGTTTCCATCTACAATAACGTATTCGCCATTTGCATAAACACTGTCCTGTGAGGGAATTAAATCTCCAACAGCAGTGTCATTATCTCTAGATATTCCCGGCATATCTTTTCCTTAATCTCTGTCGAGTCATCTAGAGCACTCTTCCAAAGTCCATTCTCATGGGGTATCCGGCCAGTGTCCCCAACATGGATTCTTTGTATCCGTTATTGGATCATTCGTATCTCTTGTGGATGGATTACTTCTACCATGTTCTAATTTGCCCAATGGCCTTATAGTTTTATTTGTATTCTCATATCCACTCCAAGGTTCTTCTTCTTCATGTGTATGAGTACCTGTCCATTCAAAAGCTCTTTGGTCTATTTCATAGGTTCTTTTTTCCTTAGTTGCAGGATATTTTTTAGTAGCATAAGCACTAAGACCAGTTTGCATCTCTTTTATAGTATCGTGCAAATTACGAATATTCTCTCCACCATGGCCATAACCAAAACCACGACTAAGAGCTAATTGTGTTATGGTAGTTCCAAATGCGTGTCTAGGATTAGGCAAATCTATTGATAGCAATTGTAAAGTTCCTGGCACATAAGCCTTTTTAGAACCATCTGCTACAAGGGAGTCCAGTGGCAAAAAAGGTGTCGCTGGTGTTTTCGCAGAAGCATTACCTGCACCATCTGCAGCATTACCACCAGGACTGTTCATATGTATATATGTTCCTGTTTCCTTAATCATTCCATTAGCAAGAATATTAATATCAGAACCACTTGTAGGATCAGTTTGTAAATTAACTTTTGAATGTGCATATACATTACTATCACCTTTAGATTCCAAATTAATTGCACCAGGTGTTTTTATGTTAATAGAATCTCCATATATTTGACTGGGAACTTCTCTTGTTTCTAGATAAATTTTACCCAAACTATTCAAAGCATCACCAGCAAAGAAGTTAATATCATATCCAGTTTTAGTAGACCAATTGGAAGAAAGTGTACTTATATTTCTATGTGCAGTTACATTAATATGTCCAGTCTCTGTATATTTTGACTCTGGGTCTGGACTAAAACCAATACTTTGTATATTAACATTGCCGGCATCATTAAACGGTTCACTATTAGAGTAATAAGTGAATTCTCTGGAAGAACTATCTGCAATAATGTTAATATTTTTTAACGCCCACACATTAATATTAGAGTTACACGCTTTTAAATGCATACTCCAATGTGCAGAATCACGGATGCTCCCTTCTTGGGCTGTTCTATTAATCCTCCCGAATTCTGATGTATGGTAAGTATTCCATTTTGCCCAATCATTAATATCACCACGTGCTGCTTCACGATAATGTGTATTATAAGCATACAAGTTCATATCTTCAGCTGCAGCTATATTAATATCACCTACATTTTTATCACCGCCCAAAAGAGTTTTAACCATAATACCACTTTGATTGGATTGTAAAGTAATACCATACTGTTCTGGTTTTGTTTCATCACCGATCATCTCTACTTCTAGATGTGCAGCTTTCAACTTAATCTTAGAACGTTCTTTTGCGTTTCTGGTACCAGCTCGCATAGTATCAGTTTGTCTAGGTGTTAATCCTGTTCCGTGTAAATTGATATGACCATCAGCTTGCATATTAATATCACCATCAGCCTTCATATTAATATTGCGTTTTGAATGTATATCTAAATCACCACCAGACCAAATCTGTAATTTCCATTTGGCAGAAATATCCGCACGATCATTATAACGTATCAATACCTCATCATCATAGGTGTGTACCACTTTACCTTTGACATACATATAATCTTCATGTAATCGAATATCGTAATTATCACCCTTTACATAATTTGTTCTAGTACCGTTATGGTCTATTTCATAGTGTGTACCCGATCTGTGCCATTGATGTATACGTTCTGCACCAGGTGTATCATCATATTCCATAATATGACCAGATTCGGTTTCGTATACATGATTAAATGGGTATGTAGCATTATAATCTCCAGAGGGTTGATTCCAATGTGCTGCCTTTAGAGTCTCTCCTGTTTCTGGATGAGGTGAACCAATATTAATAAATCGTTCCCGCATCTGTGCTTTATAAGAAAGCATCCAATGTGGATTGTGTGGAATAATTACACCACCGCCTTCATATTCTGAAAAATTCCGTAAATCAGCAGCTTGTTTACCGCCAACTTCAACATACAACAGATTACCTTCTCTATCTTCAACCAGTCTGTGACTACTAGGTCCAGAATAAACAGAACCATCCATTGTAAACAAACTCATTTCCAATGCTGTGTCGCCTTTAACCATGTCACCAATTCTAAAGACACGACCATTTAATTCTTGCATACCACGACAACCTGCAATCTGTACAATGTCACCTTTCTGTATAGCTGGCAAATATGGTCTATTCTTATTTGTATTAGGATAAGAAAAATATTTAGAACCATCTCCCCATAAAGAAGAAGCTGTTCTAACTTTTAATTTGGGTCCTTCTATACTCTCAATAGGAATTCCTCCCATTGCTAAACTATTAACATCTGAAACAGGAACAAGAATATTATCCGTTCGGTCAACGTCTTTCCATTCAATATCTTTTCTAGCATCGTCAGCTTCTGGGTCACTAACGTTATATACTCCTGAACCATAATGTCCTTCATCAAATAATTGTTTACAAAACTCCCACTCTGTAGGAGATAGGTCTCTTTTTTGTTGTATCTTTACTCTAGGATAAGGTAGTCTATAATCTTCAGTACTTAATGTCCAATAATTTGTTTGTTGTTTATTCTTACCCAAATCTGTATGTCTAGTATCGAGGTTATCTTCTCTAATCTTTGATAAGTCAGGATCATCCACACTCATTGTGGGTTTATCTCTTGTTACCGGAAAAACTGGAACATAAGTTCCTCCAGGTTCACCGTAACCTTTATCTATAGCTGAAAATTCTGGTTCTAAATAACCTGTGGAAATAATAACACCTACACGACCCTTTTCTCCATCCTCACGGTTTCCTTCTAAACGAGTAGTTTCCTTTTCTGTAGGAATAAACTCTGGTATAGTATCTGTACCTTCTTTTTTAGAATATGTGTATGTATCAGGCCATCTAAAAGTACCAAAGTCTGTCCAATTTTTCTTATCAGGATCTACCCACCTATAGTCTGCTGTTAATCTACGAGTGGTTCTATATAATTGGTGTAGTGTATCTGAATGACTTATTTCAAATTGTGCTGTTGGTTTTAAATACTCTATCCATCCAGTCCATGTTGGTACTCTTTTATCATCTTTATCTAAAGGTGGATATCCATAAATCGGACAATCATTATCCCAATCTAATATTCTTGGATCGCCACTATTAGTTCCTCGACCTCCATAAGTTCCAGGAATACCTGGATCTTCCCACTTTGGTGGACTTGCAGATCCGGTATGATTTACTGAAGATAATCTACTAGGAGGATGTGGAATGT